GCAGGAAAGGATGATGAACAGTTCGGCGTTGCTGTAGGCAAACTCTACGTGGGTTTGTATAACAATGTCGTTCACATTGGGCTCACCGATCACAATGGGTGCCTGCCCTGAGTTATAATTAGTGGGTGCTGAGTTCTTTATACTTAGCACCCCTACATTCGTGCGTAAGTGTAAATGTGACAGTTTGTGACAGACAGTTGACGGTATAACGGTATCGTGATAACGGCGGGCCGTGCCCCTAACCCCCCCCTTAGCTAAAATTGATGACTCCCCTAACCTACAGAGGTGACAAAACGAGTGAGTGATTTCATGTTCATAAGAAAAAAATTTACCAAAAATTTTCCGCCCCACAAGGTCGCCAAAAACCCTCACATAAGTATCCGTGTGCAACTAAAGTATGTTATAATGTGCCTCCGAGAATCTCTATGGATTCTCATATCACAAGCCCTTAAAAATTTTCCGAGGGGGTATAAAGGGGTGATATATAGTGGTGTAATGAGAAGGTGAGGCGATGGACGACAAAATCTATCACATTTATAATAAAGAGAATCAGTGTGTATCTCCATGTTTATCTGAGGAAGAATTCAGTAATACTTGGAAACAATTCACAGAAGATTCTTATGAATACGAAGAACTCGATGTTTCTTATTCAAAACAAGAAGAGGCGTCTTATTGACAATCTGCAAACAAAACGATAAAATTGATCTGAAGGTACTTTAAACTTATGGCAAAAGGATTCACAGTAAAAGCCACTGCCCCGACAAAACCAAAGGAGGAGTGGGATTATGAAGCGATTAAACAAAGAATGCAAGGCAAGTCCATTGTATTCTGTCTACCTGGACGAGGATGCTCGTATACATTCCTGAAGAGCTTTGTACAACTCTGCTTTGACCTTGTACAAAACGGAATGGCAATTCAAATTTCTCAAGATTATTCTTCGATGGTAAACTTTGCACGTTGCAAAGTTCTTGGTGCAAACGTTCTCAGAGGTCCCAAGCAGGTTCCCTGGGATGGTAAACTGCAATATGATTATCAACTCTGGATTGATAATGACATTGTGTTTAACACCGAGAAGTTCTGGCAGATTTGCGACTTAGCACTTCCTGCTGCAGATGAAGAAGGTAATGTAGAAGAGAAAGAAATCGTTGCTGGATGGTATGCAACTGAAGATGGTCACACGACTTCCGTTGCTCACTGGTTAGAAGAAGATGATTTCCGTCGTAATGGTGGAGTCATGAATCACGAAACCGTTGAATCTATTCAGAAGCGTCGTAAACCATTTACAGTTGATTACACTGGATTTGGTTGGGTTCTGATTAAAAAAGGTGTATTTGAGAATCTCGAATATCCTTGGTTTGCACCTAAGATGCAAATCTTTGAATCTGGTGCAGTACAAGACATGTGTGGCGAAGATGTCTCATTCTGTCTTGATGCTATTGACAAAGGGTTCAAGATCTGGTGCGACCCTCGCGTAAGAGTCGGACACGAAAAGACCCGCATTATCTGATGAAAAGGTTTAATGTAATTTTTAAAGGTGAGGTGTTGGCAGAGAATCTTTCTTATGAAGATGCTGCTGACACTCTTCACGAACTTGCATTAAAATACTTTGAGACTTATGATAACTTTAATCCTGAAGATATAACAATGGAGGAACTTGAATAATGGCTATTAGAAAATCTCTGAGTGGCAATAAGGTTGTGATCGAATCTACTCCTAAAAAGAGTAGGCAAGGAGATGGTAAACACACTAAGTACGCCGCTACGTCTCGCAATAAAGCTCGTAAAAAATACAGGGGTCAGGGAAATTAATCTATGTACCTTTTAGACTCACAGGAAGAATGGAAGAATATCCACGATTCTGATTTGTGGGTCTATAATAAACTCTTTTTAAGTCGGATGCTGGGATATAACTGTGGACCTATTGGGGTTCCAGTTCCCAAGTCCGACTTTTATATTGTTCGTCCTTCTTTTAATCTATTGGGTATGGGGCGTTTCGCTCGAATAGAGTGGATAGAACAATATACAGATCATCTACATCCATCAGAGTTTTGGTGTGAAGTGTTTAAAGGAGAACATATCAGTGTAGATTATAAAAATAAACAACCAGAACTAACTGTACTTGGTACAAAAGATTCAAAAGATCCCTTATACAAATGGAGTAAATGGGAAAAGATTGATAGATTCATAGAATTCCCATCAGTATTAAATGATCTCAAGGGGGACTATGAATACATTAACTGTGAATTTATAAGTGATAAATTAATCGAAGTTCATTTTAGAAGAAATCCAGATTTTAGATACGGGAATAACGTTGCAATTCCCATTTGGAATGATCAAGATATTGAAGAAGTAGACGATTATAACTATATTAGAGACGAAGATTACCGTCGAAAAGGTTTTTTGATTGACAGAACGGGATAGCAACCCCGTAAAAAGTTCTGATTTTATCCAAAATCAGTAAGCACCATGAACAAACAACCAGACCGAAACAAAGATTATATGTACAAAATGTGGGGAACGGATCGCCTTTCAACAGATTACAATGCTATTGAAAGTTTAGAAGTTCCACCAAAGCAAATAGAAGGTTCTCACTTCTCACATGGAGTAAGTCCATACAAAGAAAGAATGCTTCGTGAAATTGTAGAAGATGATCTTGTACCAAAAAAGCATAACTTTGAAGTTCAAAATGAGATTCATGAAAAAATTAGAAATGATGAAGATTATGATGATTGGGGATATGGTACAGAGCCAATTCCTCTAAGAGAGTGGAGATAAAAAACCCTAATAAATAAATCATAATTAAACAATAACAAATGCCTGTAGAGCGTGTTAGTCTTGGGTTTAGAGATATTAGTCTCTCGTTAAAGACCAATCCTTTAACGAGAGATATTATTGACATTAAAAATGAGACTGCAATAGCACGTTCGGTTCAAAATTTAGTATTAACTATAAATGGAGAAAGATTTTTTAATCCATTAGTTGGATCTGGGGTGAATAGGTTATTATTTGAAAATATAGATGAATTCGTTGCAGATTCTATAAAGACTCAAATTGAGATTAGTATCAATAATTATGAACCAAGAGTTGAATTAAAGAGTGTTGAAGTTACTCCAAATTACGATGAAAATAAATTTGATGTAGTAATTGTTTATACTATAGTTGGGATTGATGCTCTCCCACAACAATTATCATTCGCATTACTGCCAACTAGATAAATGTCACTAGTAAATTTCGCATCTTTAGATTTCGATCAAGTAAAGGAATCTATAAAAAGTTATTTAAGATCAAACTCAACCTTTACAGATTACGATTTTGAAGGGTCTAATCTGTCTATTCTGATCGATGTATTAGCATATAACACATATATCTCTTCATATAATGCTAATATGCTATCCAATGAGGTATTCTTGGATGGTGCAACACTCAGAGAGAACGTAGTATCTTTAGCAAGAAATATTGGATATTTACCCAAATCAATAACAGCACCAAGGGCAGTTATATCTTTTTACATTGATGTATCCGAATTTGAAAGCAATCCAGTATCCATAACTTTAAAGCAGGGTATTGTATGCACAACTTCCATCAATTTTGGTGATAGAAGTTTTGTATTCTCAATCCCATCTGATATAACAGTTCCAGTAACTAATGGTTTTGCATTGTTTGAGAATATTGAAATTTATGAGGGTGTTTATACAATAAACAATTTTACTGTTGATAGTTTTAATAAAAATCAAAAATTTGTTTTAAATAATGCAAATATAGACACATCAACTGTTAGAGTTGCTGTAAGAGAAGATAAGAATAGTTCAATATCTAGAGTATATAAATTTGTCGATAATATTACAACTGTAAAAAGCACAGATAATGTATTCTTCTTAAATGAAATTGAAGATCAAAGATATGAACTTATCTTTGGAGATGGAACTTTTGGTAGTAAATTAGAAAACAATAATTACATTGTCTCATCATACATCATAACCAGTGGTGAATTAGGAAATGGTATTGAAGATTTTACATTCTCTGGTAGACTTTTTGATAATAATGGATCTCCAATACTTACAGCAACACCACCAGCAATATTAGTATCACGTTCATCTCAGGGTGGTTCGAGTATTGAATCGGTTTCTTCTATTAAAAAATATGCCCCTAGGGTATATGCTTCACAAAATAGGGCAGTTACCGCAACAGATTATGAGGCCCTGATACCGCAAATTTATCCAGAAACAGAATCGGTTTCTGTTTTTGGTGGAGAAGAACTAAGTCCTCCAAAATATGGTAAGGTTTTTATTACAGTTAAACCAAAGAATGGTTCATATGTACCAAATAATGTAAAGGATAATTTAAAAGTACAATTAAAAAACTATTCTGTAGCAGGAATAATCCCAGAATTTATTGACCTGAAATATCTTTATATCGAATACGATGCCAGAGTTTATTATAATACAAATTTAGTTCAAAATAGTGAAGATGTTAGGACTTTAGTAACATCAAATATTATTAAATATTCAAAATCCAGTGAATTAAACAAATATGGTTCTAGATTTAAGTATAGTAAATTCTTAAAATTAATAGATGACTCTAGTGATGCCATAACATCCAACATTACTAGAGTTGCAATGAGAAGAGATATGAAGATTCAAATTGGATCTTTTGCTGAATATGAGATATGTTTTGGTAATGAGTTCCATATTAAAAATAGATCTGGATATAATATAAAATCTTCTGGATTTACTGTAAGTGGAATATCTGGAACTGTTTATCTCGCAGATACCCCACCACAAAATGAATCAGACACAATTGGTAATATCTTCTTATTCAGATTTGATGGTCAATCAAAACCAGTTATTATAAGAAAATCTGTAGGAAATATTGATTATAAAAAAGGTGAGATTAGAATCAATTCTATTAATATTATTGACACTGTTAAGAAGTCATTCGGTGACAATATTGTTCAGTTTTCTGCAATACCAAAATCAAATGATATCATTGGAAAACAAGATCTTTATATCCAATTAGATGTAAATTCATCTTCAGTTAATATGATTTCTGATGTCATTTCTTCTGGTATAGATATATCAGGATCACAATACATTGTATCATCAAGTTATTTAAACGGAGATTTAGTAAGGCCATAATCATATGTTAAATTCCCGCGTAAAAGTTAGAAATCTCGTAGAAGGTCAAATTCCAGAATTTCTAAGAGAATCATATCCAGAATTTCAACAATTATTAACAGAGTACTATAAATCTTCAGAGTCTCAAGGAGCACCTTTAGACTTACTTAATAATATTGATCAATATGTAAAACTAGATAATCTTGCAGAAATTACTTATTATTCAGAGTTATCTGTTTCTATTGGTGAAGATGATGATACAATAACTGTAGAGAGTACAGATGGATTCCCATCTAACTATGGTCTATTGCAAATAGACAATGAAGTTATTTTGTATGAATCTAAAACAAATACAACTTTTGTAAATTGTTCTAGAGGATTTAGTGGCATTACATCATATAGAGATGTTGATAAAGATAGTTTAATTTTTTCTATTACCAATTCCAGTTCACATTCTTCTGGATCTGCGGTATATAATTTATCATCTTTCTTTTTAAGAGAACTATTTAAAAAATTCAAATCGCAATATGTACCAGGATTTGATAATATTGAGTTCTATCCAGGTATAAATGACAAGTTATTTATTTCTAGAGTAAAAGATTTTTATTCTTCTAAAGGTGCTGTTACATCATTTGAAATTTTATTCAAAGCACTATATGGCGAATTAGTTAAAGTTATTAAACCAAAAGATTTTATCATTCAAGCATCTGATGCAGACTACAGAATTACGAGAGATCTTGTTGTAGAACAGTATGTTGGGAATCCAGAAAATTTATTAAACCTTACACTTTTCCAAGATCAAACTGATTTTATTACTAAAGCATCTGGAACAATAACAAAAATTGAAAAAATATATAGAAATTCGAAGGAATACTATCAACTTAGTTTAGATTACAATCCAGATATTGAAGAATTTGAATTTACTATTCACCCCAAAACTATAGTTGTATCTGACATAACACGAAATCAAACCTATATTGATGTTGATTCAACACTAGGATTCCCACCATCAGGAACACTATCAATAGTAGTAGATGGATTAGAATATTTAATATCTTATTCTGACAAATCATCCACACAATTTTTAAATTGTACTGGTCTTCCTTTTGTTCCAAGAGGAACTAAAGTAGAAACATTAGACTATGCATATGCCAAAGATAGATTTGGTAATGAAGTTAGAGTTAAAGTTACTGGAGTTATTTCATCTTTAGATTACGATCCAGAAAAAACTTATTATTATAGAGAAGATGATGAGATTCAGTTGGTTTCTTTAGGTAAGTTAGGAAATACTCCTAAGCATAATGAATGGATATTCAATATTACCCCAACATATGATGTTGTCAGTATTACTCAATTAACAAATAAAATAAACGGTGCTGCTAGATTTAGACTAGTAACGAAGGATGAGAATATTTTCACCGTTGGTGACCCAGCAATTATTAAATCTAATACTGGTACAATTCTAGATGCCTTTGTAATTTCTGCCAGCGATAAAAATACAATTGATATTAATTTAACTGTAGATGTAGATAAAACTTTAAAATATACAATTACTAAAGATATATCAAAAGTAAACTGTATAAACTATCCAGAATTAAACACCGTATCATCAGATATTCAGAATGTTTATATTGACAATGATGATGCATATGTAACATCACCATCTTTACCAAATTATTATAATGTTCCTTTAACATTAAAGGATTATTCTATAACATTTGGTGGAGAATTTAATGGTGAGAATCTAGTTTTGGGTGATCATCCCTTCTATACTGGAGATTCAATTTTCTATGAATCACAAGGTCCGTTAAACAGACTTAATATTGAAGATGGTATTTACTATGTTAAAAAAATAAATGAGAATACTATTAAATTAGCATCTAGTAAATCAAATTTATATAATAACATCTTTATTTCATTATTCGGTACTATTAGTGATAATAAAATACAATTATCTAGATTCTATAATTTAAGACCAAAATCTCAAAAGTTAGTCAGAAAGATATCATCAGCAATAGATGAAGGAATTACCTATGAAACTGAATCTGGGCAAATTGGTATTTTAAAAAATGGAGTAGAAATATTAAATTATAAATCTAATGACTTTGTTTATTATGGTGAGATAGAAGATTTAAAAGTAACTTCTTCTGGCGATTCAAATTATGATGTAATTAATCCTCCGACTTTACACATAAAAGATTCTGTTGGTTTTGGTGCAACTGGTGTATGTAACGTTTTAGGATCTCTAAAAAGGATTAACATAATTGATGGTGGGTATGGATATACAACTGAACCAAAAATAACTATAAGTGGTGGAAATGGATCTGGTGCGTCTGCCAAAGCAAATTTAATATCAATTACAAACTCAGTAAAGTTTAATGCTGGTGATCAATATGATCAGGTAAATTTATCAAATAATACAATTGGATTTACAACAGATCATAGATTCTTCAATTCAGAAAGAATAGTATATAAATCTGGGATTCAGACATCAATAGGTGGATTGATAAATGATTCTATCTATTACGTTGGAGTAATCGATAGATTTACAATTAATTTATATTCGAATTTACGCGATTCTATTAGCGGAGTAAATACAATATCTTTTACTTCATATGGCGATGGATTACATACCTTCGATTCATTTGAAAAGAAGAAAAAAATATCATCCATAGAAATTTTATCTCCTGGTGATAATTATCAAAATAAAACTTTATTTTTTAATCCATCTGATGTAAACATTTACTCAGATACTATCACAATAAAAAATCACAATTATAAAGATAAAGAAATAGTAAATTATAATTCTACTGATACTTTAATTTCTGGATTATCTTCTACTACAGATTATTATGTAAAAGTTATTGATAATGATCATATTAAGTTATCTTTAGTTGGTATTGGAACTTCTATTTCTGAAGATTTTTATTTTAGTAAAAACAGATTTGCAACTTTATCAACAAAAGGATCTGGAGTTCATAGATTAACATATAAACCAATAACAATCAGTATAGAATCTCCAGTAGGTGTATCAACATTCCCTGGACAAGATTTTAATGCCAAAATACAACCAATTTTTAGAGGGAGTATTACTTCAATATCATTAAGTAACCGTGGAAGAAACTATGGTGATCAGGAGATTATAAACTACAATAGACAACCATCAGTCACCCTATTAAATGGCGATTCAGCTTTAATTACACCTATCGTTTCAAATACTGGACAAATTATTGATGCGATTATTAATAATCGTGGTTTTTATTATAATAGTCCGCCAGAATTGGTTGTAGATGGTGACGGTGTTGGATGTATTTTAACTCCAGTTATAAAAGATGGTAAAATAACTGAAGTAAAAATAATTAATACTGGTTTTGGATACAATAAAAATAATACTTTTGTTAGAGTTTTATCCGCTGGATCTGGAGCAAAATTTGAAGCTCAGATAAAAAACTGGAGAATAAACTTAGTAGAAAGACTAATAGATACAAATCAAATAAGATTTGATGATGGTGTTCTTTCTCTTGGAAAGAACGAGAGATATGGATTACAATATTGTCATTCATATGTTCCAAGAGAGTTAAGAAGAAAGAGTCTATCAACTTCTTTAGGTGAAGATGGGACAGTAATTTATAGGAATGATTTACTAAATGATGATCTAACATTAAAATATCATTCCCCAATTATAGGATGGGCGTATGATGGTAATCCAATTTATTGTCCTTATGGTTATAGCGACCGAGTGGGTGGTGTAGTAAAGAGAATGGTGTCTGGATAT